GCAAAGACAACATATTCCCGATCAAGAAACGCAGCCGCGGGCGGATCGATCCGCTGATGGCGCTGGCGATGGCGTTTAGCCTGGCGATCCGGCCGGCGCCGGCCGTGCCGCAATATGACGTATTTCTGCTGTAAGGGGGCATGACCATGGCGACGCATAACACCGTGACAGGAAAGGGCCGCCGGCGGCCAGGCCGGCCCGCGCTCGGCAGCCCGGGCGATCCGTCGGTCGCGCTGTCGGTCCGCCTGTCGAGCGCGCACTATGACGCCGCCTGTGCGCAGGCATCGGCCGCCCGGCTGCCGCTGTCGACCTGGGCCCGGCGCATCCTGCGCAGCGCGACCAAAGGGGGCGATCGTGACTATTGAATCGTGGACGCTGTTAGTACTGCTGCTGCTGGCGCTGGTCTTTACCGTCGGCGCCGCGGCCGGCAAGCTGCCGCTATGGCCGGCCGTGCTGCTGGTGATCGTCGTCGAGCTGACCGCCGGCCGGGTTCGCCTACCGTGACAGACCCGGCGCCGCGCAGTGATTTCGCCCTGGGCCTGCTGCTCGGCCTGGTCGTCGGCGCCATGATCGTGCTACTGCTGCGCTAGTTTTGGCGGCCGAAACTCGACCGGCGGCCAGCTCGGCGGGCATTGTCGACGGGCATGGATTACGAGTACGCCCGGATCGACGCCGCGCAGCTGCTGGTCAAAACCGTCCAGGCCGATCGGCGCTGGTTCGCCGGCGTCGCGACAACCCCGACGATCGACCGCCAGGGGCATAGCGTCGACCCGGCCGGCGTGACGTACCGCAACCCCGTCCAGCTCTTTTACGAGCATGAACGGCGGCCGATCGGCTGGGCGACATTCGGCCCGGCGACCGCGGCCGGCATCCCCTTTGAAGCGCAGATCGCGACGATCGAGGAAGCCGGCGCCCTGCGCGACCGGCTCGACGAAGTCTGGCAAATGCTGAAAGCCGGGCTGCTGACGAGCGTATCGATCGGCTATCGCATCCTCGACAACGCCGTCACGCCGATCAAAGGCGGGCTGCGGCTGCTGAAAACCGAAGTCGTCGAGCTGTCGCTGGTGTCCATCCCGGCCAACCCCGACGCCGCCGTGCTACTGGTCAAATCCCTGGCCGCGCCTGGCCTGATCCCTTCCGCCGCGCCTGGTGGAGTGTTACCGAGGCAATCCGCCATGACGATCAACGAGCAGATCCGTACGTATCAAGACTCGCGCGCGACCAAAGCCGCGGCCATGGCCGCCCTGATGGCCGGCGCCGCCGAGCGCGGCGAAACGCTGACCGCGGCCGAGCGCGATCAGTACGACGCGTTTGACACCGACATTCAAAACCTCGACGGGCACATCACGCGGTACAAGCGCACGGAGCAGCTCCAGCTCGCGAGCGCGACGCCCGTGCCGCTGACGCCGAGCGCGCGCCCGTTCGCCGTGTCGGTCAAGGCCGACGTGGAACCCGGGATCCGCCTGGCGCGCGCGACGATCGCGCTGTGCCGCGCCGGCGGCAGCCGCCACGAAGCCGCGGAAATTGCGAAGCAATGGACCGACACGCCGGAAGTGTCGCTATTCCTGAAGGCGGCTGTCGCGCCCGGCAATACGACCGATCCGGCCTGGGCCGGCGTGCTGACGCAAACGCAAAACATCACCGGCGAATTCATTGGACTGCTGCGCAATGCCACCGTCCTGGGCAAGATCCCCGGCCTGAAGCGCGTACCGTTCAATGTGTCATTCCCGATCCAGACCCTTGGCGGGATCTACGGCTGGACGGCGCAGGGCGCGCCGAAAAAGGTGACGAAACTCGGCTTTGGTACCGACAAGCTGGGCATGACCAAAGTCACCGGGATCATTGTGCTGACCGAGGAATTGGTACGCACGTCGGATCCCGACGCCGAGGCGATCGTGCGTGACGACATGGTCGCCGGCATTGCGGCGTTTCTGGATCAGCAATTTCTCGATCCCGCGGTCGCCGAAGTCGTCAATACCAACCCCGCATCGATCACCAACGGCACGACCGCGATCGCGTCGAGCGGCAGCGCGCTCGCCGACATCCACGCGCTGATCGCCAGTCTGTCGGCGGCCAACATTCCGCTAGGCGGCGTCACGATCGTCATGTCGGAAACCAATGCCTTTACCCTGGGCATGGTCCGCGATCCGCAAGGCAATCGTGCGTTTCCTGGGCTGTCGGCCAGCGGCGGCTCGATCGACGGGATCAATGTCGTCACGTCCAACGTCGTCGGGACCAACGTCATTGCCCTGCAGCCGAAGTACGTGGCGTACAACGACAGCGGCGCGGTCGCGATCGACCTGTCGCGCGAGGCGTCCCTGCAAATGGATGACGCGCCGATGAATCCGGCCGACGCGACAACCGTGTTTACTTCCCTGTGGCAAAACAACTTAGTCGGCTTGCGCGCCGAAAAGTTTGCCAACTGGAAGCGGCTGAAGCTGGAAGCGGTCAAGTACGTCAGCGGCGCGACCTATGCGCCGGCGTACATGGCGCCGTCGGGCAACGGCGGCACGCTCAGCGCGCGCAAAGCGTAAGGGGCACCTGTGGGCTGGTTCGCACAAGCGCGCACGGCGTTTCGGTCGATCCTGTCGCCGCTGTCGGGGCAACCCGGCGGCGGCGGCTTTATCACGATCCGCGAACCGTATACCGGCGCCTGGCAAGTTAACGGCGACATCACGCAAGAAACCGCGCTCAGCTATGTCGCCGTCTATGCGTGTGTCTCACAGATCGCGCAGGATGTCGCGAAAACCACGCTGCGCCTAGTGCGCAATGACGACGGGATCTGGACCGAAACGACTAACCCCGCCTGGTCGCCGGTTTTGCGCAAGCCGAACCGCTATCAAACGATCGTGCAGTTTAAGCAAAGCTGGATTACCTCGAAACTGGTCTTTGGCAATACGTACGTGCTGAAGGGCCGCGATCAGCGCGGCGTCGTCAATGCCCTATACGTGCTGGATCCGCTGAAGGTCCGCCCGATGATCGCGCCCGACGGCGGCGTGTATTACGAGCTGGCGCCGCCCGACGCCGGCCGCCCGGAACCCCGCGCCGACGACGCGCTGATCGTCCCCGCGGCCGAAATTATCCATGACCTAATGATCCCGCTGTTTCACCCTTTGGTCGGCGTGTCGCCGCTGTATGCGTGCGGCATGGCGGCGCTGCAAGGGCAGACGATTCAAAACAATAGCAGCCGGTTTTTTGCGAACGGATCCAACCCGGGCGGGCTGCTGATCGTGCCCGGGCACCTGGATCCGACGCAAATGGAGCGCACCAAAAAACTGTGGGATGACGCGCACGCCGGCGTCAACCAGGGGCGCGTCGCGATCCTGACCGGCGGCATGAAGTATGAACCGATGACCATGTCGGCCGTCGACGCGCAGCTGGTCGAGCAATTGAAGATGACCGAAAAGCAAGTCTGCGCGGCGTACCATGTGCCGCCCTACATGGTCAACATCGGCGATCCGCCCCCCTATGCGAACGTCGAGCCCTTAGTGCAGCAGTATTTCGCAAGCTGCTTACAGTCGCTGCTGACATCTTTCGAGGTGTGCCTGGATGAAGGGCTGGAGCTGCCCGCGCCGTTTGGTACCGAATTCGACCTAACCGATCTGATCCTCATGGATGCGGCGACGCGCACGAAAGCCGCGCACGACGCGATCAACGCCGGCGCCCTGTCGCCGAATGAAGCGCGCCGGCGGTATTTCGGCCTGGGCCCGGTCGCCGGCGGCAGCTCGCCGTACCTGCAGCAGCAGTATTACAGCCTGGCGCAGCTCGACGCCCGCGGCGCCGACGCCCTGACCCGGCCGGCGCCCGCGCCGCCGGCGCCCGATGCCGATGACGACGCCCTGGCGGCGCTGCCCGCCGCGGCGCTGCTGACGGCGGCCCGCGTGCAGCTCGCCGCGGCATCACTGCTCGACCCGTGTCATACGTGAAGGGCTGACTATGACCGCTGACGAATTAGGGATCGTCGTCGCCAGTCTGATCGCCGACACGCTCGGCCCGGTCCGCGCCAGCGTGCTGGTGCTGGACGATCGGATCAAAGGGCTGCGCGACGCCGCGACGGTCGCCGAGCGCATTGCCGGCGAGCTGGCGACGCTGCGCGAGCGCGTCGCCGTGCTGGAAACGCGCGCGCCGGTCGCCGGGCCGCCAGGCGCGCCGGGCCGCGACGGGCTCGACGGGCGCGACGGCG